CAGCTGGTAATACTGATATTCAAGGCACTTTGGATGTTAATGGTGCAACCGAGATTACAAATACTCTGGATGTCAGCAACGCTGTTACTTTTGATCAAACTCTGACAGTTACAGGCAACTCCGAATTCAACGGAACTGTTGATGTCGATGCAGACTTTGCAGTCAGAAATGGCACTACTGATAAGTTTACTGTCGATAATGTAACTGGTAACACTGTTACTGCTGGCACCTTGACTGTTGAAGGTGAAACTAATATTAACGACACTTTGAATGTTTCCGCAAACGGAGAATTCTTCAGAGTTAGAAATGGTAGTAATGCCAATAAGTTTACTGTTGATACTGACAACGGTAACACTGAAATTATGGGAACCTTGGAGGTTGATGGTGAAACCAGAATCAATGATACTCTGAGAATTCGTGCTAATAATGAATCATTCGTAATTGAAAACAATAGTGGAGTAGACAAGTTTACAGTTGATTCTGATAATGGTAATACAAACATTATCGGTACAGTAACGGTTGGTGACGCAACTCAGATTAATGATACTTTGGGTGTATCTGGTGTCACAAGTATTACAGCAAACTCACAACAAACTCTGACTGGTAACTATGGTGCAGATGGTGCATTCCGCCTCACTGGTGGTGCTGGTATTCAAAAGAATCTTGCAGTTGGTGGTGATGCTAGAATCTATGGTGCTACTGAACTCACAGGTGCTCTGGATCTGAATAGCAACGCCAATATCTCAGGAACACTCACTCAAGGTGGAGTTTCTACATTCCATAGTAATGTTAGTATTACTGCAGGAAATGGTGGTGCTACTAAGTTCTCCGTAGCTTCTGCTTCAGGCAATACTGATCTTCGCGGCACTTTGGATGTTGGTGGTGATGTAACTGCTGAATCTAATCTTACTGTTACTGGAAACCTTACTGTTAATGGAACAACCACTACTGTTAATTCTACGGTCACAACTCTCGATGACCCTATTATTACTGTGGGTGGTGACACAGCACCCTCGACTAACGACGGTAAGGACCGTGGTGTTGAGTTCCGTTATTACGACGGCACTGCGAAAATTGGTTTCTTCGGATACGACAGATCCGCCAACCAATTCGCATTCCTGACAAGTGCAACTAACTCCTCTGAAGTTCTTACTGGTACAGATGGCGCTCTTCGTGCTGGTTCTCTCAATCTTACTGGGTCTGGCACAGCTCTTGATGTTGATGCCAATGCCAACATTGATGGCACCCTGACTGTAGATGGTCAAATTATTTCTCAGGTTTCTTCTGGTCCTGCTCTGGTTATCCCTAACACGACTAAGATCAACAATCTGAATGCTGACCTTCTGGACAGCATGACAACTGCAAGTGCAAACACTGCGTCTACAGTTGTTAATCGTGACTCCTCTGGCAACTTCGCTGCTGGAACTATCACTGCTGCTCTGACAGGTAATGCTTCCACAGCAACAACTCTGGAGACTGCAAGAAACATCATTCTTGAGGGTGTTGTTATTGGCACAGTATCCTTCGATGGATCTGCTAATGCAAGTATTGCAACAACATTTAGTGACAGTGATATTACCGCTCTTGCTGCTCAAACTGGCACTGGTATGGTTGCTAGAACTGGAACTGGCACCTATGCACAACGCACCATAGTGATGAGTGGTGGCGGCGGTATCTCAGTTGTCAATGGTAATGGTGTTGGTGGTAATCCTACGATTAACGTCGCTTCTACACCTAATAACTCGGCAAATAACCTTGTTCTTCGTGATGCTTCTGGTAACTTTGCTGCTGGCACAATTACTGCATCACTGACAGGTAACGTAACTGGTGATGTTACGGGTGACCTTACTGGTGATGTAACAGGTACAGTTTCTAGTATTGCTAACCATGACACTGGCGACCTGACAGAAGGCACTAATCTGTATTACACAGATGCTCGTGCTGATGCTCGTATCGCTGCAGCAGACACTGGTGATTTGGCAGAAGGATCCAACCTTTACTTCACTAATGCTCGTGCTGATGCCCGCGTTGCTGCTGCAACTGGCGCAAATCTTGATTTGTCTCAGAAGTCCACTACAAACCTCTCTGAGGGCACTAACCTCTATTATACTGAGGCAAGAGTGCAGGATAAACTGGACAATGCTTTTGAGCAACTGACAGCAATGCTCAATAACCTTGCAACCACTACCACTCTGGTTCTAAACTTGTCTGGCGATCCTACTCCTGGTGACGTGACTGCATTCAATAATGCTTCCTTGTCTGGTGGTACAGGTTATAACACTGCTACTGCTGTTGCTACTACATCTGATGGTAGTGGCACAGGTCTCACAGTTGATATCATTGCTTCTGGTGGTGTTATTACTGCTGTTGCAGTTAACGGTGATGGTTCTGGTTATGCTGTTGGTGAGACCATTACAATTACAGGTGGTGGCGGAAACGCTACTATCGATGTTTCTGCTGTTGTTGAAATGGCAATCGGAGATACCGTCACTGGCGGTACATCTGGCACCACAGGTATCATCACCGCTGTTGGTGCAACTTCAGTAACCGTTGATAGTGTTGATGGATTCTTCAAGAAGACTGAGACAGTATCTGCTGGTAATGTCACTACCCTTACAATCAGTTCATTCGGTTGATAACTAATGTCCGCTACTAGACCCGCTACCAAAACAGAACTAAGAGACTATGCTCTTCGCCGTTTGGGTTACCCCACAATCGATATCAATGTTGCTTCTGCTCAGCTTGACGATTTGATTGAAGAGGCGATCGATTACTATCAAGAGTATCACTATAACGGAAGTTATAAAGCATTTATCAAGATTGAAGTAACCGAAGCAATCAAGACCGCTGCTAAGTCTACAACCCAGATGGGTTCAACAGACTGGTATGAAGGAAACGAGTATGTTTCTCTTCCTCCTGGTGTTCTGTCTGTCAATCATGTATACAGTCAGATTGGTGCATCTAGTGTAACACCTGGTAATATTTTTAATATCAAATATCAAATCTTTTTGAATGATATCTATGCAATGACGCATGGACATATTCTTCATTACTTTATGACTTCTCAATATCTTGAGACTCTTGATTTTGTAACAAACTCATCTATGAATCGTAGAGTTCGTTTCAATGAGCATCAGGGTAGACTGTATCTTGACTTTGATTGGAATGAGTTGCAGGTTGGTGACTACATCCTGGTAGAAGTTATCATGCGTCAGGACCCCGAAACCTTTACTGATATGTACAATGACTCCTGGTTGAAAGACTATGTTGAAGCATTGTTTCAACAGCAGTGGGGTCGTAATCTAAGTAAGTATGACGGCATTCAAATGTTGGGTGGTGTTACCCTCAACGGTCGTCAGATTCTTGAAGACGCAAGTCAATTTAAGAAAGATCTTGAAGATCAAGTTCGCTCCACATACGAAATTCCTCCTATGGACCTTGTAGGCTGATATGGCATTTTCTAACGACCCACCAAACGATTATGTCTTTAGAGATCACACAAATCTTCTAAAGGCAAATGGTTCTGCTCAAGAGCAAACCTTCATAGAAAACTTGATTGTAGAGAGCATTCAAATCTATGGTCAAGATATTTACTACTTACCTAGAACTTATGTAAATAGGGACACTATTCTAGGTGAGGTTGAGAACAGTAACTTTACACAGGCACTTGCTGTTCGTGCTTATGTTAATAATGTAGAAGGGTGGGAAGGTCAAGGAGAACTGCTGAGCAAGTTTGGTGTACGTATTGAAGATAAAACAACTTTTGTTTTTTCTAGAGAAAAGTTTACTTCAGCAGTAGATGATAATGCTGTTCTGAATGTTGAAGGTCGTCCCAATGAGGGTGATCTGATTTGGTTCCCTGCTGCAAAGCATTTGTTTGAGATTCAATTTGTAGAAGCAGAACGTCCGTTCTATCAATTAGGAAAGGGATATGTCTGGGAAGTCCAATGCGAACTCTTCCAATACAGCGACGAAGACCTCGACACTGGTGTTGCAGAAATCGACGCTATCGAAACTGCCTTCGCCAATTCTATCAAGTTGGTTATGGATGCTGGCGGCTCTGGCGACTTTAGCGTCGGTGAGGAGATCGTTGGCGACCTTTATCGCGCCGCAGCGACTGCAACGATTAGTTCGGGGGCAGTAAACGCAATCACAGTTACAGATGGTGGAGAGCACTATAAGTCTGCTTTGCCACCTACAGTTACTATTACAGGAGGAGGTGGAAGTGGTGCTACAGCGACTGCTACGGTATCTAGTGCTGGTATTGTCACTAGCATTTCTATCACTGCTGGGGGCACAGGTTATACTTCTGCACCTACTGTTACAATTGACTACTCACCCAAAGACTCCAGAGCAGAGGTCAAGTCCTGGAACAGTTCTACAAGAGAACTCCAAGTCATCAACAGAACAGGAACCTTCAACACTGCTGAAACAGTGAAAGGTCTAACCTCTGGTGCTCTCTGGAGTCCTGAGTCTTACAACACACTAAATAACACTAATACCGCTGATAGCATTGATCAGAACTATAGTTTTGAGACTGCTGATGACGATATTATAGATTTCACAGAAGGTAATCCCTTCGGTTCTATTGGGTCCACTACTGACACTACAATCTGATGTTAGGTACATATTCATATCACGAAATTTTTAGAAGAACTGTTGTTGCGTTTGGCACGCTATTCAACAACATCGAACTTCGTCGTTCAACTGAGGTAATGAAAGTACCTTTGGCATATGGACCAAAGCAAAAGTTTCTAGCACGTCTGGACCAAAATCCAGATCCTACAAATAAGAGAGTTCAAATCACTCTGCCTAGAATTTCATTTGAGATCAATGGCATTCAATATGATTCTAGTAGGAAAGTATCGCCTACACAGAAGATAAAGTTTGCAAAGGATACTGATGAGAACAAAAATGTTTTCATGCCAGTTCCATATAATCTATCATTTGAATTAGCAATTATTTCCAAAAATCAAGAAGATGGTCTTCAAATTCTTGAGCAAATTCTTCCCTTTTTCCAACCTCATTTTAATCTAGCAGTTAAGTTAGTTCCAGATGTTGATGAAACAAAGGATGTTCCTGTCGTCTTAAATAGTGTTGACTATGAAGATGACTACGAGAATAACTTTCAAACTCGTAGAGCAATCATTTACACACTCCAGTTCACTGTAAAGACATATCTGTACGGTCCTGTTACCGATGCGAAGACCATCAAAAAGGTCATCACCGATATGTACACCGACACAAATACTTCTACTGCACCCAGAGAAGTTCGTTATACTATTCAACCAGATCCTATTACAGCAGATGCTGATGATGATTTTGGATTTGGTGTTGTTGATGAAGACTTCACAGACTTCAAGAAACGCAATCCCACTAGTGGCGCTGACGAGGCAATAACCTAATGGCAAATCCTTTTGATGGACTAAATGATGCTTTTGGAACAGAACCTTCTG